TGCTTAGTGTTGTATACTGCGTTATTATACTTGGTAACGAAAATTTGTTTTGCTTGAGAAAGAAGTCTGCTTACCTTAAAGAGATTAACAATATCCTTCTCTTGAGCTTTAATCTCTGCAAGCTTCTTATTGAATGCTTCTGTAGCACGTTGCTTACCAGCTTGTGACTTAAGCTTAGCAACCTGCTTATCCTTACGATTACTAAACCAATCAAGGAAGCCTCTGAATGAAGCCTCTGCATCCTCTAAGAACTTACCTCGTTGGATTTCAGAGTTAGTATAAATGTTAAGAAGGTCTGAAGGAAGGTCTTTGTAGTTAACTTTGATCTTATCAGCAGTCTTGATCATATCTTTGATTTGCTTTGCTTCATCAACATCAAGAGTAACTGTACCTGTAGTGTCAGTGAAGACAGCATCATCAACCCATACACCAGGTACTTTATTTAAGTTCTTAACTGAGATATTATATTGAGGTGGTGAGTTAAGATCAGCATATCCAGTATGGAAGACGATTCCAAATACAGAGTTACCAATCTCTTTACCAAACTCTGAATTAGCTTCAACAGCATAACGAATAGTATTAGGCTTAAATGTAAGGTACTTAGCCCCACCTTCCATCATTGGTTGTAATGAAGAAGAATCAAACATAAAGTCACCTTGAAGTATACCTTTAATGCCTAACTTAGGAAGATACTTAAGAGCCTTCTTTAACTTATCAGCAAGGCCAGGTGCGTGACCATGATTCATTTCTACATCTGCATCAGTGTAGTTAATCTTAGGCTCTTTATTAAAGATTGACTTTGTTCCTACAAAAAATTTACCCGTTTCTGGATGCTTACCAGCGAATATTGCTGGTGCACCATCCCATTTAACGGATGTATTAACCTTTCGCTTTGACTTACCTTGCAAGTGTGACAATAGGTCAGATAAAAAGCCTCTCGCTATGTCATAACCTCTCTCCCCCTGTGTAAGCACTAGCTCCTCAAGATGTGTTAGATGTGTATTGGCTTTTGTTGCCTCCTCTAAGAGCTGATATTGCTCGTAATATAGTTTAAAGTTGTTCATATGTTAATTTATTAATCACTTGGAGCCTGCTCATCAGGTATATTTCCAATTTTTGGAGCACCAACACTAGGATATACATTCAAGGAGGTTATTGTGCTACAACTTAGGGACCTACTATTAATATATGCAGGTATATCACCTGCTTTAAATATAATATATTGTCCGAAATTCGCTGTAGGTGTCTTTACCTCTGATCCCACCTTCTTAGAGGTTCCGGTATTAATGAATATAAAATGAGCAACTTTTTCTTTAATAGCGTAATTCATATAATAGCATGTTTCTAGATATATTCTCACTCTCTTTAAATCACTAAATGTAGGGCAACTGCCACAATTCGCGTCACTGTAGTTACTTTTAACAAACTCATCAACTGCATCTTTTAGAGCTCCATCTTCAGCACCTTTTCGTTTTAAATTAACTATTGTTTCTGCTATATTATATTTTAAACCCCCTTTAGTAGGACTACCTTCAAATTCTCTATTAACTGCTAGTTGACCCAATTTAGTTTGTTCAAATCCTGCAACCGCTACATCTCTTCCTCCCAGTCTAGCTTTACTACCTTTCACTTCTAGATATTCCCCATTAAGACTAAGATCTCCATGATCGTCACGATCTGATACGTCCTTAAATAGGGTAGCTAACCCTAATTCACATTGACCTACACCTCTACCACCTTCTGTACCTTCAAACTGCATTAGCTCAACAATAACACTTTTAGGTATATCATATTGTTCTAAGTCTCCTGAAATTATATCAATTAAATTACCAGACCTACTCATAGATGTAAATTTTAACGGCGATTTAATATAATCTACAAAATTACCAGCGACTCCATTTGTTTGTAAAATATTAGCTATACCTTCAATGGCGTTCTTATCAGTTAAGGTTGCTTCTGTTATATTTTTACTATAGAGGTATTTTTTTATAACCGGTACTGAGGACCGTGCATCTAAATACTGATTTAAATATAATATATCATCCGCCGCTAAATACCCACTTTTATCAATACTAACGAGTTTTGTAACTAAATCTTTTACTGCATCTTTATTAGAGGTCTCTTCAACCTCCTCACCTAAAATATTTAAATTCCTACGTTGAGGTACATTACCACTAACACTCTCACCATATACTTGCTGTAAGGACTTATACTTCATCTCGTTATTTTTATCGAGCATATTCATGTAAATATCTGTAATTTTGCTATCCATACCTAATTATATTAGAGTTCCTTAAACGTTAATCTGATCAAGAGCTGATTTGGTATCTTCAACACCAATCTCAAGGAAGCTTTCAATCTGACTAGCAATGTCTTTAGCATCCATTGTCTCAAATTGTCCTTGAAGTTCTTTAGCAATGCGCCCTTCACTATCGTCAGGTATGTGTAAGAAAGCTTTGACAAGAAGGCGAACGAGAAACGTCTCACCTTCAGATGTTAATGATACTGGGTCAGCATCCTCAACAGGAGGCTGTTCAGAGATGTCAGTTGCATCAAGCTCATCTGCTTCAATTAACAACTGGTCTGTATATGTCTTAAATAGTTCTAATGTTTTCATATTATTTGAGCATTTTGGCTACACGTTTAACATTCTTAGCAATTACCTTACCTAACTGATCAACTTCTTTGTTAATTCGTTTAACACCACGTGATGGCTTCATTGGATTTGGGTCAGCAGCTCGCAATTCTTGTGCAGCAGTTAATGTACCTGTAATATTACCAGAATTTTTCTCGAACTTATCAATTTTCTTTTGACGCATATTATCTATCATCTCGAAATCTTCCTCTGCAGCTGCCTCAGGCTTAATAGCTGGTTCCGCAAGCTCAAACACACCGTTCGTTGTATTAGCAAACTTAATAAATTCTTCATAGGAAGAACCTACATCATCTTTGATCACCACTGTAGCCATTAAGTTACCAACAACATCTCTGTATTCTACTCTGAAAGGACCCTTACCTTCATTTTCATTAGGGGTATGCCTTTCAACTCCTTCAAGAAATTTGCTCATACATTTATTTAATGCAAGAGGGACAATTTAACATTAATATTTTTAACAAAGTCTTTCTCTATCTGAGTCAGATTATTACGCTTGAGGAAAGATTTGAACTTCTTCCACGAGATCTTACTAGTATCAATAGGTGTATACGTTTGATATTCACGTTGCTCAAGTAAGAACTCATCAAACGACATACTATTATAGATAACACGTGAAGGTAAAGCATTAAAAATGCGTTCAACAAGCGCTCTTTCAATGTTATTGTCTGTATCCTCCTGATAATAGAAGCACTTCTTACGCTTTGACATCATACAAATAAGAAGAATCTGCTTTAGTATAAAATGCGTGCTAAGTTGATTCTTTTCCTTACGTGAAAGCTTAATAAGCTCATTGTCAACAACAAAAATGTTATATTCGTTAAAGGAATGCTCTAAAAACGGTGTCAAGTTCACATATTCAACATTATTATCAATATCGAAGTAGCTGCGTAGCTCGTGATGTGTTGTATTTACAGGCATTTTAGGTCTCCACCACAATTATGGCATAGACTCTTACGAAAGCAACAACTTTGGTGGTCTCTTTGTAAATTTAACCTTGCCAATTCGTATATTCATGATACCGTTGTAGTATTCTTCGCTAAAAAGTGCTTCAGCTTGAAACTGGTACAAGGTTTCCATATAGGCAAGCTCACTTTTAGCACCACAACTGCGGATTATCTCAAATTTGAACTTCTTCTTACCAAGTTTCTTGATATCTGCATTCAATCTGTCGGATGACCCTGTATATGTCTTCCAATCCGACTCTCCAATGAAGATTCTCTTACGTTTCTTACCTTTTAAAGGCTTTCTCCTTGTTTTCCTCTCAATCTGCTTCTTACCAATGTACTTCATACCTGATACAGTGTTAGTAATCAGGTAAACGAAGCCAAATGGGAGTTCATCCCACTCATCCTCACAAGTCCAATGACCAAGATCACTCATTACCACTTCTTATATGTGTCAGGTTACGATATTGATTGTATAATCTATTTATCCACATCATTTTATTTTAATGTCCTTTTAAGCCACAGGTAAATTGCATATACTACTAGTCCGTAAACTGTTGCTACGCTTACGTCAACTAAATGCTCTCGCATATTATAAATAAACTCTATACCTGTTTGTGCGTCATCTTTCATTAATACTTAGCACTTTTATTCATACAGGCATTGTAGATTCGCTCGAACCACTAATAAAATCAGATATAGCATCTTTCATACCTGTAACGTGTGGAGCTAATTTTTCATTTTCAGATGCTTTAGTAAAAACTTTATCAATCAAGTGTTTATTCTTTGTTATAGCTTGTTGAGCTTTTATAACTTTAGGGCCAGCAATTTTAGTAGCTGTTCTAACTGCTTTGGTACCCTTTATCATACCTTTTGCTACCACTCTACCTGCCTTACCTGTACCCTTTACAGTTTTTGCCCCTTTAGCAATATAAGCTGATAATTTACCACCCTTACCTATTGCATCACCTAAAATAGGTATAACAGATATAAGAGATAAAGCAGCCATCAAATATTTGCTTTTCTTTTCCTCAGGATCAGACTCTAATGCTGCTTCACCTGCATACCAAGCTGCGTTAGTAGCATCAGCTATCTCTCCAACACCTGGGATTAATCCAACAACATCTAAAGCTAAATGACCTACTCCAGTAGCTGCACGTGCAGTTGCATTAAATAAACCTTCTGTATAATATTCTTTAAACTTTTTCATATTACCACTTCTTACATGACCAATATCCAGCTGTCAACTTACTCTTCTTCTGATCACACTTATGACGTGCTCTAAAAGACTTACGAGCTTTTGGATTACTCTTACGGATTCTCATTGTCTTCCTTTTAGCAGATGTACCACCATGACCAAAATTGACTTTCTTTACATTACCAGTCTTTGGATCTTTAACATAAACCTTAAACTTCTTAACATCACCTCTTGTAGGCTTATTAAGTGTTACTTTTCTACCTTGATACTCAGCATCTTCTTCTGGTACATCTGAATAATCCTCAACAGCTTCTTCTGATGTAGCATCCATAAGAACCTCATGAAGAACATTAGCAAGCTCTATTGGAAGTGTAACCTCTACTGTATCTTCTGCACCATTTAACTCTTCATCAGAAGCATTAGGATTAACGTATGTAGGGTCTGATTTGTAAAATGGTCCACCATATGGATTACCATCTGTATTAGGACCACCTGGAGCTAGGTTACCACCCTTTGTAAAATGTTGACCCTTAGGAGCTTCTCTAGCTTCTTTAACGCAATCATTAACACGCATTTTACCTTTCTTCTTTGTACCTATCTTTTTATATCCATCCCAGCACTTATCATCTATACGCTGTTCTTCACTTTCTTCATTATTCTTCTTCTTTTTCTTTTTCTTTAACCTCTGAAATATTTTACCCTTACCGAAGATTGAAACCGGTACACGTGCATCACCAGTTGCATAAGAATCACTAGATGTTGAGTTATTTGGTGAGAATCCTGAGCCATCACCACTAATACCAGCATCAGTTGTTGTTATACTCTCTTTAAAGTATTCTGCAAATTTAATAAACTCACTCATATTATTATTTAATGTAAATAGTTGATTTCTCTACCTTTGTATACATACTATATAGTGAATGGAGCAGCTACAACGTTATATAGAGGAAGTCGGTAAGGATCTTGTTCTAGATGATTTCAACATCAAGGAACAAAGCTTACGTCTACCTGCTCGTAAGCATTATTGGGTAGCTCGTCTGATTGAAGCGAAGATTGAACGTAATCAAACCTTTGAGAAGAAGAAACAACTTAAGCGTAACATTACTGTAGAGGTAATTGCCAACTCACCCGTTAAACTCTCACACGCATCTGCAGAACAAGCAGCTGAAAGGCATGAGTCACTTACTGCTTTAACAACCAGGCTTCAAGAGTTAGATATGATAATCCAATATTTAGAGAAGGTTGAGAAGGCAATGTCTGCGATGGGCTTTGATATTAAGAATGTTGTTGAGTTAATTAAAATGGAGCAGATGTAATGGCCATAGAATTTGATTATAAAAAGAGTACACCTAGACAACCCGGTAAGCTAATTTTAAAGTGTTCGGATATAGATCTATTTGAAAATATTCGTGAACATTTCTCTGTAGAAAATACAGGTGCAAGATTTGCAAGAGGTCGTGGTCGATTCGCTCCAAGAAGAAAATATGTCATTACTCCAACAGGTCAATCAGAGTTAGGATTGTACTGGGAAATTCGCCAGTACCTTATCAAGCAGCAAATTAATGAGTCAGTTGAAATATCAGCTGCACTTGCTAAAGCTCTTAAGGTAGGTCTTAACATTGAGATGGTAAACGACTTTAACTTTACACTTCGTAACTATCAGGAAGAGGTAATTCGTAAAGCACTTAAGCTTGGAACAGGTACATGTGTACTCGGAACTGGTGCTGGTAAGACTTTTACCACAGCCGCATTGATTGAAAACTGCTTTAGAGCTTCAAAGGATATGGATACTTTTAAATGCTTAATGCTTGTTCCAGATCTTGGTTTGGTTACACAGACATATGAAGAGTTTCTAAATTGTGGTACAACATACAAGCTAACAAAGTGGACTGGCAAAGATAAACCAGACCTTACCGCAAATGTAATCATTGCTAATATAGGCATCATTCAAAGCAGGTTTGAAGATAATGATTGGTTGAGGCATATCGATATACTTGTTGTTGATGAGTGTCATAAAATTTCAGCTGGTAATAAGATCTCAAAGATTGTTCAGCAAATTAAAACTCCTAATAAGTTTGGATTTACAGGAACACTTCCCGAAGATCAACTTAACAAATGGTCAATTATTGGTAAGCTCGGACCAGTCATTTATGAAAAGTCGAGTGCAGAGCTTCGAGATGAAGACTTCCTAGCTAATGTATCTGTAAAGATTCTTAATATTGGTTATGGATCTGCTGCACCTCGCTTCTCTGGACCAAATGGTTATAGAGATGAGTTAGAATATATTTATGAAAGTGAAAGTCGTAATCATATCATAACTCAGCTTGTCAGTAAGCTACAAAACAATACACTAATATTGGTTAACCATATTGCTCATGGAGAGATCCTTCAAGAGTGCTTTCAGAAGTTTGAAGATAAGCAAGTCTTCTTTATTAGAGGTGAAGTAGATGTTGAAGAGCGTGAGAGAATTAAGAAAGTTATGGAGAAAGACTCTAATGTTGTCTGTGTTGCTATCAGTGCTATCTTTTCTACTGGTGTTAACATTAAGAATCTTCACAACATCATATTTGCAGCAGGAGGTAAGTCATTTATTAGAACAGTTCAGTCAATTGGACGTGGTCTCCGTAAGCATGCCGCAAAAGAGAAGCTAATCATATTTGACTTATGCGATCAACTCAAATATGGACAAGCTCATTGCGACAAGCGTAAGACCATATATGATAAAGAGAAGATTGAATACATAGAGGTGCAACTTAGTAGTTGATATCTTTAATAGCGTAGCTATAATTAAGTTATATATGAGTAAGACTGATAAAAAAGAGTACTACATTAAGCCTGCTGAGTTCAAGGCAAGCTTAAGCGCGTATTA